AGACCTTAAAGCTATTCATGGTCTAGACGCTGAGACAGAATTGGCAAACATCTTGTCAACAGAAATCTTAGCTGAAATCAATAGAGAAGTTATTAGAACTATTAACTCTCAAGCTAAAACTGGTGCTTTACAATCTAACACAGCTATTAACGGTATCTTTAATATTCAAACAGATGCTGATGGTAGATGGTCAGTTGAAAAGTTCAAAGGGCTAGTATTACAGATCGAAAGAGAATGTAATAGAATTGCAATCGAGACACGTAGAGGTAAAGGAAACTTTATCATATGTTCATCTGATGTAGCATCTGCACTTTCTGCAGCTGGTATGTTAGACTATACACCTGCAATGAACACATCATTAAATGTGGACGATACAGGTAATACTTTTGCTGGTACTTTAAACGGTAGAACAAGAGTTTACATCGATCCGTATGCTGCACAAAACTATGTGACAGTTGGATATAAGGGAACTAACCCATACGATGCTGGTCTATTCTATTGCCCATACGTTCCGTTAACAATGGTGCGTGCAGTTGGTGAAGATACATTCCAACCAAAAATTGGTTTTAAAACCAGATATGGAATGGCATCAAACCCATACGTAGGTGCTACACCTGCTGATGGACTAGCAGCTGTTAAGACTAACCAGTACTACAGAATATTTAGAGTTGACAATATTCTAGGTGCTTAGTCTTAGTACTTTAAATTAATATTAGAAGAGGGACGAAAGTCCCTCTTTTTTTCATATAAATACAATTATGGCATTAACACAAAACTTTAACTATCTACAACCAACCGGATTTAAGTTAGTAATAGATAGAAAAAATTATCCGAACCTAGAGTTCTTTGTTCAAGATTTTACGCACGCTGGCGTAATTATGAACACAGCAGATCTTGGCTATAAGAAAATTGCTGCAATTCCTTTTGTAGGTGATAAACTTACATATAACGAAATGCTAGCAAATATAATTCTTGATGAAGACATGAAATCTTATACAGAAATGCATAACTGGATGAGAAGAATACTTGATCAAGATAATGTAACAGCACTTGATAGATTTAAAAATGCAACGCAAAGACCACCAGCACAATCAGATATTACGCTATCAATACTTAATAGTTCAAATAACGCTGTAGCGCAAATTATATATAGAGATAGTATACCAACAGCATTAACTGATATTCAGTTTCAAGCAACAAGCGGTGCTGAATCTTTTTTAACGTTTGGTGCTTCATTTAGATTTACTTATTTTGATATTAAAATATTTAATTCCACAACTGGTGCAATTACAGATTCATTTGATGTAACTGGTTCTGTAACTGGTTAATATATATTATTAATTGGAGAGATTATGATAGACTTGAAAAAAGTCCACGATATGTGGCAAAACGACAGCATTATTAACAATGCAAAATTAGACGAAACTTCAAAAAACACACCACAGCTACATTCAAAATATTTACAAATATGGTCAACCGCAAAATTAGAACTAAAACGTTGTGAGTTTGAACAAAAGAAATTACTTAAAGATAAATGGCTATATTATAATGGTAAGATGGATCATGAAACAATAAAAGAAAAAGGTTGGGTGCCAGATCCGTTTGATGGTTTAAAAGTACTAAAAGGCGAAATGGATTATTATTATGATAGTGATCCTGAAATTCAAAAGTCAGAAGAAAGAATACAATATTGGAAAACTGTAGTTGAAACTTTATCTGAAATTATCGATAATTTAAAGTGGAGACACCAGACAATAGGTAATATTATTAAATGGAAACAATTCGAATCAGGAAATTAAATCATTCTATAATACATGTAGAATGCGAAAGAGGTGTAGGCGCAGAACTACGAGAGTTTTTTTCATTCTATGTTCCTGGTTATAAATTTATGCCGGCATTTCGTAATCGATTGTGGGATGGAAAAATAAGATTATTTAATCAAATCAATGGACAAATATCGGCAGGACTATTTCCTCAAATAGTAACGTTTGCAGAAAAACGTGAATACGAAATTGAAATACTAGAATCAGATTATGGTAATCCTAATGAAGGTAATAAAATAAATCCTGAATTTATGATGAAGTTTGTAGATGCTTTAAAGTTACCATTTAAAATAAGAGATTATCAGTTTGATGCAGTGTGTACTGGAATACAAAGAAAAAATGCTATATTGTTATCGCCGACTGGTTCTGGCAAATCACTTATAATATATGTTCTAATGCGTTATCTTATATCGTCGTTCGAACAAGATGTTCTTGTGATAGTGCCGACTACATCATTAGTTGAGCAAATGTATAATGATTTTAAAACTTATGGTTATGACGTTGAAAAATATTGCCATAGGATATATTCAGGTAAAGATAAAAATACAACTAAGAGAATCATAATAAGCACATGGCAATCAATATATAGATTTCAACCAGATTGGTTTAGTAGATTTGGAACAGTATTTGGAGATGAATGTCATGGATTTAAATCTAAATCGCTTACCACTATAATGAATAAATGCGTAGAAGCTGAATACAGATTTGGAACAACCGGCACGTTAGACGGAGCACTAACACATGAATTAGTATTACAAGGATTATTTGGTAAAGTATATAGAGTTACTAGTACACGCGAATTACAAGATAACGATACACTTGCAAAGCTTTCCATAAGAAGAATAATATTAGATCATAACGAAGAAATTAAAAAGAATTTTGGCAAAAAAACATATCAAGAAGAAATTGAATTTATAGTTACAAATGTCAAACGAAATACTTTTATAAAAAACTTAACTTTAGATTTAAAAGGCAATACATTAGTTTTATATAACTATGTAGAAAAACACGGAAAGCCTCTTTACAATATGATTAAAGATGAAGCCGCAGAAAATCGCAAGATCTTTTTTGTATCAGGAGAAACTGCAGCTACAGATCGAGAAGCTATAAGAGGAATAGTAGAAAAACAAAAAAATTCTATTACAGTTGCATCACTTGGTACATTTAGTACGGGTATAAATATTAGGAACCTACATAATATTGTCTTTGCATCTCCATCTAAATCACAAATAAGAGTTTTACAAAGTATAGGAAGAGGTTTAAGAAAGACAGATGATGGAATAAATACAACACTTTACGATATCATCGATGACATAATTTGGAAGTCACGAAAAAACTTTGGTATATTGCATGCTGACGAGAGACTAAGAATTTACGGAAGAGAAAAATTTAACCACAAGACTTATAGAGTGAGTTTATGAATATAAAACAATTTAAGTTAACAAATAATGAAGAGATAATATGTGAAGTTGTGGAATGGAATACTGGCGATGACGCCGGTGATGTTCTAGTAAAAAAAGCTTTTAGAGTTATAACTGTTGAAGATTACCAAAGAGGTTGGAGGTTCTTTGCTTTTAGACCTTGGATGTCTTTTCAAGACGATCCATCTTCAATGCAAACAATTAATTCATCACATATAATAGTTACTACCAATCCATCAAAAAATATATTAAAACATTATAAAACATGTTTAACTAGTGTAGCTAAAGATTTAAAATCAAATAAATCAAGTGGAAAGAAAATATACGCTAACTTTGATGAAATACAAAATGAAATAAGAGATTTAACTGATGAAGAGATGGATGACTTTTTAGAAAATAAGTACGGTGCGGTTGAAGAAGATAGCCAAGTTCCAGATTCAAGTGATGGCAAGATTATTAAATTCAAACCCCGTGATACTTTTCATTAAAGTATATCCCCTTCTCCCCGTATACTCTTTTATTATACCATACTTTTTAACAAATGTACACCATTATATTTTCAGCTAAGAGAGAAATTTAACAGTGTACTTTTAATAAAAACTGGTGTATAATAATACTATAAAATAAAGGTTTAAACAATGGCACGTAAAAAAAGTATACATTATGTCAACAACTCTGATTTTAGTACAGCTGTAGTTGAATATGTTAAAACAGTAGATCATGCTAGAAAAACAGATATCAATATTCCAACAGTACCAGATTATGTAGCTCAATGCTTTCTTAAAATAGCAGAAGGATTATCTCATAAAGGAAACTTTATAAGATATACATACAGAGAAGAAATGGTAATGGACGCAGTTGAAAATTGTTTAAAGGCAATAAGTAATTACAATTTAGAAGCAGCCACTAGAACTGGTAAACCAAACGCATTTGCATATTTTACACAGATAACATGGTATGCTTTTTTAAGAAGAATAGCAAAAGAAAAAAAACAACAAGAAATTAAAATGAAATATTTAACTAAATCTGGTTTAGATACTTTTGTTGATGTTGGTACTGAAGAAGTAGCAGCTTCGACTGCATTACATTTTGTAGATACATTAAAAGATAGAATTGCAAGAGTACGTAATACAGACAGTGAAGTAAAAGAAATAGTTAAAAAAGAAAAAAAGAAACGTAAATCAAAATTAGCAGATTCTGATTTAAGCGAGTTTATGCAGTGAAGGTAGGTATTACAGCATCTACATTTGATTTATTACACGCAGGCCATGTTGAAATGCTAAGAGAAGCAAAAGAACAATGTGATTATTTAATTTGTGCTTTACAGATTGATCCTTCAATTGACAGAGCAGAAAAAAATAAACCTGTACAAAGCATAGTTGAAAGATATACGCAACTAGCAGCTGTTAAGTTTGTAAATGAAGTTATTCCATATATGTATGAATGCGATCTTGTTGATATTTTATCAATGAGAAGTATTGATGTACGTATATTAGGTGAAGAATATAGAGAAAAAGACTTTACTGGTAGAGATATTTGTAAAGCACGTGATATAGAATTGTACTTTAATAAACGAGAACATAGATTTAGTACAAGTGATTTAAGAAAGAGAATAACAAATGAAAATAGCAATATTATGTGACACCCATTGCGGTATTAGAAACTCTTCAGAAGTTTTTTTAGATAACGCAGAAGATTTTTACACAAATATATTTTTTCCGGAATGTCAAAAGCAAGGAATAACTCAGATATTACATCTAGGTGATTATTATGATCATCGTAAGTTTGTAAACTTTAAAGCGCTTAATCAAAATCGTAGAGTATTCTTAGACCAATTAAGAAAAAATAATATGATGATGGATATTATACCTGGTAACCATGACACATATTATAAAAATACAAATGAACTTAATTCATTAAAAGAATGTTTAGGACATTACATGAATGAAATTCATATTGTTATGGAACCAACAGTTATGCAATACGGTTCTTTAAGTATGGGTTTACTGCCGTGGATATGCGCAGATAATTACGATCAATCTATGAACTTCATAAGAGATTGTAAAGCTGATTGGCTAGGCGCGCATCTTGAATTATCTAACTTTGAAATTGGTAGAGGAATAATGGCGCATAGCGGTATGGATCCTAAGCTATTTCAAAAGTTTGAACAAGTTTTATCAGGTCATTATCATACAGCATCTAGAAGAGATAATATTTGGTACTTAGGTAATCCTATGGAGTTCTTTTGGTCAGATGCACATGACCCTAAGTATTTTCATATACTTGATACTGAAACAAGACAAATAGAAAAAATAAAAAATACTTACACTTTATTTGAAAAAATTGTGTACAATGACAAAGAAATGGATTATAATAACTATAATAAAAACTTATCTAAAAAGTTTGTTAAAGTTGTTGTGGCTGAAAAGACAGATCCATTTACGTTTGATAGATTTATTGATAACATTCAAAACCAAGATATTTATGAATTAAAGATAGCTGAAAACTTTAATGAATTTATGGGTGAGAATGTTGAAGATAACAATATAAGTTTTGAAGATACTACTGAAGTTGTTGACACTTACATTGAAGCAGTTGATACAGATTTAGATAAAAATAAAATTAAGGTTCAAATGAGAGAATTAATGACAGAAGCACAGGCACTTGAAATAGCATGATAATTTTTAAATCTATTAAGTATAAAAACTTTTTATCTTCTGGTAATTACTTTACAGAAATACCTTTAGATAAAAACAAATCTACTCTTGTAGTTGGCCAAAATGGTGCAGGTAAATCTACAATGCTTGATGCTATATCATTTGCATTATTTGGTAAACCACATCGTAGAATAAGTAAAAGCCAACTTGTTAATTCTATTAATCAAAAACAAGCAATGGTAGAAATAGAATTTACAGTAGGTAAAGCACAATTTAAAATTGTAAGAGGCATAAAGCCAAATACATTTGAAATATGGAAAGATGGTAATATGATTAACCAATCTTCCCATTCATTAGAATACCAAAAGATCCTCGAACAAAACATTCTAAAACTTAATCATAAAAGTTTTCACCAAGTAGTTGTACTGGGTTCCTCCTCTTTTATCCCTTTTATGCAACTTAATGCTGGCAATCGTAGGAATGTTATAGAGGATCTTTTGGATATTAATATTTTTTCTAAGATGAATATAATATTACGAGAAAGAAATTCTGTATTAAAAGAAAATATTAATCAAATAAACAATGATACGAATATAATTAAAAGTAAAATAGAACAACAATCAAAATATATTCGTGACATTGCTGCTTTAACTCAAGAAAATAAAAACAAATATGAAAAACAAATTAAAATATCTCGAGCAAAAATTAATAAACTTCAAAACGAAAATAATCAATTAAGTCAAGAACTAGAAGCAAGCACTGCTAATGACGAATTAAAAGAATTGCAAACTAGAAAAAATAAAATCATTAGTGAAATAGCAACTATAAAACAAGAAATGAAAGCAATTGCAAAGCGTGGTATGTTTTTAGAAAAAAATGATGAATGTCCAACATGTGATCAACCAATAGCAAATAAAGATAAACTTTTACTTGACACTAAAACAGAAGCAAAGCAAGTACAATCTTCTTTAACTGCAGTAGAAACTAATAGCACTTCTGTTGACACTGAAATTTCTTTATTAGAAACAATAATCGCAAAGATAAGAGAAAAAACTAATAACATTAACGCTAATAATAGAGAAATAGTTTCATTAAACCAAAGTAACGACGAATTACAAAAGTATTTAGAAAGTGAAGTATCTGCTGATTTAACTGGTGCTAGAGAAGATTTACAACAAATGACTAATGATAAAGAAAGTTTATTTGAAGAAAAACTCAAGCTCAACGAGCAATTTGGTTATAACGGTATTATTGCTGAAATGTTAAGAGATACTGGTATTAAAACAAAAATTATAAAACAGTATCTTCCAACAATTAACAAACTTGTTAATCAATATCTCCAAACTCTGGACTTCTTCGTATCTTTCAACTTAGATGAAAATTTTAATGAAACAATAAGATCAAGACACAGAGATGATTTTACTTATGATTCATTTAGTGAAGGCGAAAAGCAAAGAATAGATTTATCATTATTGTTTACGTGGAGACAAATTGCTAAAATGAAAAACTCAGTAGCAACTAACCTATTAGTTCTTGATGAAACATTTGATTCTTCACTAGATCACGATGGTATTGAAAACTTGCTTAAAATATTACACACATTAGATGCTGATAGTAATACTTTTATTATATCGCACAAAGGAGATATACTTGATGGTAAGTTTGAATCCAAGATTGAGTTTATAAAAGATCGAAATTTTTCTAAGATAAAAAATTAAATGAAATTAACTGTGTACATTTATATAAAACTATGGTATAATACTATTATAAAATCAAAAAGGAAGGTTATTAATTATGGAATTAAGTGAAAGCACTTTACAAGTTTTAAGAAACTTTTCAGGCATTAATCAAAATTTATTGATTAAATCTGGATCGAATATTAAAACAATAAGTGAAGCAAGAAACGTGGTGGCAACTGCCGATGTCACTGAAAGTTTTGAAAAAGATTTCGGCATATACGATTTAAATGAATTTATTGGAGTAATGGGTTTAGTCGACACTCCATCATTAAAATTTGATGAAGACTTTGTTACTGTTTCAGATTCATCAGGCAGATCTAAAGTAAAGTATTTTTATGCCGCTGAAGAAACATTAACAACACCCACTAAAGACGTTACTATGCCTGAGGCTGATGTCAAGTTTGTACTAGATAATGATACACTTAACAAACTAAAAAAAGCTGCATCAACATTAGGTCATAGTGAAGTGTCAATAAGAGCAAAAGATGGCATATTAAGTTTGTCAGTTGTTGAAAACCAAAATGCAACATCAAATGCTTTTTCTATTGATATAGACGGCGAGTTTAAACAGGACGCTGTTTTTAACTTTATTATAAGTATTTCTAATCTTAAAATCCTACCAGGTGATTATGAAGTAGAAATATCTTCTAAACTAATAACGCAATTTAAAAATAAAGAAGTACCTTTAAAATATTGGATTGCGCTTGAAAAAACATCAACTTACGGAGTGTGACATGTCAGAAAATTTAAACCAACTAAAAGACCTTGCTAATAAAGCAAGTAGAAGTACTGTAGCAGTAATAGATGCTGTTACTCAAAGAGGCGGATTCAAAGGTGAAGAGCTTTCTACTATTGGTAGCTTAAGAGACCAATGTATTCAAATCATTCAAATTAGTGAAGCTCTTCAGCAAGAAGACGCTATGAGTGATAGTAGCCCTGCAGCAGAACCTGCAAATGACAAGCCAAAGAAATAATGAGTAATGAATTTCTATGGGTTGAAAAGTATAGGCCTAAGATTGTATCAGAAACTATCTTACCTGAATCTTTAAAACTAACCTTCCAAAAGATAGTCGACGGCGGTGAACTTCCTAATATGTTGTTCACTGGTACCGCCGGCTTAGGTAAGACCACAGTCGCCCGAGCTCTATGTAACGAGCTCGGTTGCGATTTTATTCTTATCAACGGTTCTGAAGAAGGTAACATTGATACGTTAAGAACTAAGATAAAACAATTTGCATCATCTGTTTCATTACAAGGTGGTTATAAAGTTGTTATATTAGATGAAGCTGACTATCTCAATCCACAATCTACACAACCAGCGTTACGCGGTTTTATAGAAGAGTTTTCCAATAACTGCAGATTTATTCTTACTTGTAATTTTAAAAACAGAATTATCGAGCCACTACATTCACGATGCGGTGTATATGAATTTAATACATCCAAAAAATCTATGATTGAATTATGTGAATCCTTTATGGCTAGATGTAAAACTATTTTAGATAATGAAAAAATTGAATATGACGATAAGCCTTTGGCTGAACTTATAATTAAATTTGCACCAGATTGGCGTAGAGTATTAAATGAACTTCAAAGATATTCTATTAATGGCCGCATCGATTCAGGTATTGTTGCTAATTTACAAGATAAAAACTTCGATGATCTATTCTCTCATTTAAAAAATAAAAATTTCAAAAGTATGCGATCTTGGGTAGTAAACAATATAGATACAGATGCAAGCGCTATTTTTAGAGCTATTTACGACAGAATGTCAGATAAAGTTGCGCCACAATCAATACCACAGCTCGTGCTTTTGCTTGCAGACTATCAATATAAAAATGCATTTGTTGCTGACCACGAACTTAATGTGGTAGCATGTTTAACGGAGGTAATGTCAGATGTACAATTCACTTAACTTAACGCTATATACTCAAGATGATTGCAACTATTGTCATGTTTTAAAAAAGAAACTTGCTGAATGGGACTTTAAATGGAGAGAAGTAAATGTAAGTCATGATCTGTTTGCTAAAGAATTTTTAAAAGAACATGGTCATAGAACAGTACCTCAACTTTATTTAGACAACACACATTTAAATAAATTTCCAACTTTAGAACTTACCAAAAAACATATAGAACAAGAAATTGATTATGATAATTATGTTGGTGGTGTAGAAAGCTGGGCTCCTCTTAAAAGTGCATAGGACATATAATGAATCCTTTTGAATATTCGAATGCTATAAATTACACTAAGAAAGATATCATGATTGACGATGTTGCTGAAAAAGCATATTCGTCATACATGATTAATAGACAGCTATCTTACTTTCCAGATACAGTATTAGCTGCAAACGAGATGAATCGTAATCATCACATAGATAACCGCCTTCAATTTGATTTTTTTATAAATATAATTAGAAAACGTAAAAGGTTTTCTAAATGGTTCAAACCTGAACAAATTAGTGACTTGGATGTGGTTAAAAAATATTATGGCTATAGCAACGAAAAAGCCCGACAAATTTTAACTCTCCTTACTGCTGACAATATAAACGAATTGAAAAATAAGGTGGCAAAAGGTGGAAGAAAATAACATTGTAGAATGGAACCCAGCAAATATGCTAGAGGTTACATTAAACGAACCAGACGATTTTCTTAAAATAAGAGAGACACTTACTCGAATAGGTGTGGCATCACGTAAAGATAATAAGCTTTATCAGTCTTGCCATATATTGCATAAACAAGGCCGATATTTTATCGTGCATTTTAAAGAGCTCTTTTTATTAGACGGAAAAAAATCTAATCTTGAAGAAAATGATGTTGGACGTAGAAATACTATAGCAACACTAATGAGTGATTGGGGACTATTAACTGTAGAAAATAAAGAACAGTTACAGCCTATTACTCCATTAAGACAAATCAAAATAATTTCATTTAAAGATAAAGATAAATGGGAATTGTGTCCAAAATATAATATTGGTAATGGAACAAAATAAAATTAAAGAAGCATATAGAATATTCTTTTTAGTGAAAGGTCATTTAGACATCACTCAAGAAACTGCTTTGGCTTGTTACGATAATTACTTTAAAAGAATATGGTATAATCAAGAAGCCTGGGTAAGAGAAGAAAAATTTAATATAGCTTATGAAAAAAAATTTGGATCTACTGGTTTAAATTGAGAAAGTAGATACTATATATATTATAGAGGCGCCGATAACCGGGTCTCGTTTAACCTTGCTAGTCAATAGGAGGCAATTATGACTAAAAACTTTATTTACCCAAGAAATGCTTTTTTGGGATTCGATCACATTTTTGATCAACTGGAAAATATCCATTCACACGCGAAGGATACATATCCGCCATATAACGTTGTTAAACACAGCAATATGACATATGAAATTGAGATGGCTGTAGCCGGATTTAAGAAAGATCATATTGATATTGAAGTAAAAGACCACGTTATGAACATTACTGGTAATAGACCTAAGCGTAGAGAACAAGACGCGTATGTCCATAAAGGTATTAGTGCTCGAAAGTTTTCAAGATCATTTAGACTGTCCGAATATACGGAAGTAGACGGTGCAGACATTCAGGATGGAATATTATCTGTTCAATTAAAGGTAGTCCTACCAGAAGAGAAGCGACCTCGTAAAATTACAATTAATTAACGAGGAAAATTAAATGACAACTTTAACTACAACTTACAATATCACATGTCAAGTGTGCGAATTCATTGCTAACGCATTTAAAAAAACATTAAGAGCTATCATAGTAGGTAGACAAATGGCTGCAAATGCGCACGTAGCAAGAGAATTACAGCAACTTGGTTTCTATGGCAAAGATCAAGATTTAAAGCATATCATCATGCAATTAAATAAAAAAACTGCTAAAGAATACGAAAGATATTAGTATTGTATACAAATTAAATCAGGCGAGCGGTGCTCGCCTTTTTTATTATAAATAGTATTTTATAAGGAGATATAGAATGAATATAGAACAGTTAAGAAAAGAACTTGAATTGGATGAAGGAGTTAAATATGAAATTTACAACGATCACTTGGGTTATGCCACTTTTGGGATTGGGCATTTGGTTATTGATTCTGATCCAGAACACGGACAAGAAATTGGAACTGCTGTCTCAGAAGATCGAGTCATTGAAGCCTTCAATTCAGACGTCCAAATCGTGCTCGCAGATTGTGAGCAATTATATTACGGATTTAATGTCTTGCCAGAAGAAGTCCAATTAATCATTGCTAACATGATGTTTAATATGGGAAGACCTAGACTTTCAAAGTTTAAAGGTATGAAAGCTGGCGTTGATGCACAAGATTGGAATAAGGCAGCAGATGAAATGATAGACTCTGCGTGGTATAGACAAGTTCCAAACAGAGCTGGAAGATTAGTTAAAAGAATGAGAGCATTAGCTTAATGTCTGACTTAGACTTTGATTTTGGTTTTACTGCAGTAACTGAAGATGAATTAGATGTAGTGAAGAAAACACAAGAAGAAGTTAGTGGTAAAGAACACTTATTAACATCCAAGCAAGATACGCTTGACAACCTTTATAATGCAATAATGCCTTTGTTATCAAATTTAAAGAAAAATCCAGAAAAAGAATATATCCTCTGGCCTAATAGACTACAAAAAGTTGAAGAATTCGAAGATCATATTAATAAGATATATACAAATAATAGCAAATAAAGTAAAATAATCCTTTACTTTTGCAAAAAACTATGGTATAATAACTATAATGATTAATTTTAAAACATATTTAGAAGAGGCTGCAGGAAAAGGTTTAACTATATTTGACATAGATGAAACTATGTTTATAACTAAAGCCAAAGTGCATGTAGTAAAAAATGGCAAAATCGTTAAAAAATTGGATAACCAAGAATTTAACACGTATAAGAAAAAACCTGGTGAAGATTACGACTTCGGAGAATTCAAAAACGCCGAGGTATTTAAGCAGACGTCCACGCCAATTGCAAGAATGATTAACAAAGTTAGAGTAATACTTAAGAACGCCACAAAGGCAGGATCTAAAGTTATTATTGTAACAGCAAGACCTAACTTTGATAATAAGAAAACATTCCTAGATACATTTAGAAATCAAAGAATTGACATAGATAAAATCTATGTTGAAAGAGCTGGCAACT